GCCTGGCCGGCGAATGGCTCGCGCGCGCGATCGCGATGCAAAAGGCGGCGCCCGTGATCGACGCCGCGGCCGAGGCGCAAAAGGCATTCCAGGATGGTTTCGATCGGTTCGTCGACGCGCTGTCGACCGGCACCGTAAGCGTATCGGACGCGTTCGAAGGGATGGCGCAATCGATCATCGCGTCGCTTTTGAAAATCCTTGCGAAGAAGTACATCATCGACGCGGCCGCGAAAGCGCTCGGGATCACGCCGGCCGCCGATGGGGCGGTGTTCGAGTCGGGGGCCGTCGTGCCGTTCGCGCGCGGGGGCATCGTCTCGCGCCCGACGATGATCCCGATGGCGCTGATGGGCGAAGCCGGCCCGGAAGCCGTGCTCCCGCTCAAGCGCGCCGCCAACGGCACCCTCGGCGTGACGAGCGGCGGCGGCGGCGAGCTCAACGTGACCGTGAACAACAACGCCGCCGGCGTCGAGGTCACCGCCCGGCGCACCGGGCCGTCGGACCTCGAGATTCTCGTCGAGCGCACGAAGGCATCGCTGGCCGCGGACGTGGCGCGCGGCGGCAATCCGGTGGCGCGGTCGTTCGAGTCGACCTATGGGCTCGGCCGCGGCGCGGCGGCGCCCTTCTGAACGGACGGCCCGCACCATGGCCACCGGCGCGTCCTCGGCCCTGCGCACCGCGCGCGCGAGCGCGCCCGCGGGGGTGGACATCCTGCAAACGCTCGAGCTCGCGCACCCGCGCTGGCCGTCGTCGTATTACCTGACCAACGACCCCGAACCCTTTACCGCCACCCTCGAGACGGGGCCGACCGTGACCTTCCTGCCGTACCCGTTCGCGGTGGTACTGCCATCGGTCGACGGCGCCGGCCGGCAAGACCTGCAAGTGACGCTCACGAACGCCGACCCGCTCGTGAGGCAACTGGTCGAGCTCGCGCACGCCGACCCGACGACGCGCATCGTGGCCGTGTACCGGGAATTTCTCTCGAACGCTGTCGGCGCGCCGCAGTCGCCGCCGCTGCGCCTGTCGTTCGATACCATCCAGATCAACGACGAGGCCGTGACCGGCATCGCAAACCGCAGTGACGTCCTCAACCGCAGGTTTCCGGGGCTGTGGTACGACATCGCGCATTACCCGGGGTTGGATCGATGACCGCCGCACCTGACGCGATCGTTGCGCGGTTTATCGGTGTGCCTTACGCGCCCGACGCCCGCGGCCCCGACGCGCTCGATTGCTGGGGTCTGGTGCTCTCGTTGCGCGCCGCGCTCGGCCTGCCGGTGCCGCCCGACTTCGGCGCCCCGCTGCTGTCCACGCGCGACCTGCGCGCGCGCCTGACCACCGCCGCGCCGCCGGTGGCCTGGGGCGCCCCGGGCTCGATTGCCTACAGCGAACGCGCGTGTCATGCGGGCATCGCCTGGCGCGGCGTCGTCGTGCATGCGATTCAGCGCGCCGGCGTCGTCGCGTGGTCGCTGCCGCGCTGGCGCGCGGTGTTCCCCGACGCGAAGGGGTACGAATGGCCGGCGTAGGACTCGCACATGTGTGCGTGCTGCTGAACCCGCTCGACGCAAGCCGGCGGCACCTCGCAACCCTGGACGAAGGGACGCCGCTTCTCGAGTGGCTCGACGCGCACGAACCGAACGGGGGGCACCTGCATCGCCGCGTCTATGTAGGCGGCGGCGAGTGTGTCGACCCGGCCTATCGGGTGCGCGCGGGCGATGCGGTGCTGGTGACCTTTGCGCCGGGCACCGCGCCGCAGATTGCGTTCTACATCCTGCAAACCGTCATCGCCTACGCGATCGGCTACACGCTGAACAAGCTATTCGGCCCGACGAAGCCGAAAGCCGGCGAAACGCCCTCGCCCTCGCAAGTCTACGGACTGGGGCAAGCCCGCAACGCAGCGCGCCTGGGCCAACCGATTCCCGTCGTGTACGGGGCGGTGATCACCGTCCCCGACTTCGCGGCGCAACCGTACACCCTGTTCGACAAAAACGAGATGTACCTGCACGCGCTGCTGTGCATCGGGCAAGGGCAACACGACGTTTCCGAGCTGATCCTCGGCGACTCGTCGGCGCTGCAACTCGACTCGACGGCGGTGTTTTGGAAGGTGTTCCAACCGGGGGACCACGCGTCGACCTTCGGGCGCATCGAGGCCGACACGACGGTCCGCGAAAACGTCGTGACCTCGGCGAGCGTGGCCGACCAGGAATTGATTCCGCCCGGCGCCGGCGCGACGGGCACGCCCTCAACGTATTACTGGCAGGCGACGGGGTTTAACTCGTACCAAATCAAGCCGCCGGCGCCGCCCTATATCGACATGCTCGGCGCGCCGACGAATGCCGCCAAGCTCGCATTGATGCCCGTCAACCCGACGCTCGGCACCGTGCTCGTCGGGATCGTGCTGATCGACTCGCACGGATGGTATGCCGTCACCGAATACACCGCGCGCGCCTACACCGGAGGCCAATCGGTGGACCCGTATTCGCTCGTGCCGGCGCCGACCCCGGCGCCCGGCGCGTCCACCTGGATGGGCTTTTTTGAGACGTGCAAGGCCGGGCAAAAAGGCACCGTGCTCGAGCTCGATTTCATGTTCGCCGGGGGCCTGTTCACGATGGACGGGTCCGGCAACCTCGGCGCCGCATCGGTCGCGGTGCGCGTCGAGGCGGAATCGATCAACGACGCCGGCACCCCGTCGGGCACCGTCACCGCCTGGACGGAGACGTTTACCGCGACATCGAACACCGCGCAGCGCTTTACCCGCGTGGCGCCGCCGCTCGCCCTCGGCCGTTACCGCGTGCGGTGCGCCCGCACGACGCCCTCGGACGGCAAGGCGTCGACCTCGGATCGCTGCACCTGGTCGGGCCTGAAATTTCAACTCACCCCGCCGCCGGCCGGCACCGTCGTCTATGGGGATGTCACCCTCGTTGCGCTGCGCCTGAAGGCAACCAACGGGATCAGCGCGAGCGCGGCGGCGTCGATCCGGTTTCGGGTTACCCGCCGCCTGTCGCCGCTCGGCGACGGCACGACGCCGGCCGCGACCGTCAACCCCGCGGACGCGTTCGCCGATATCGTGCTTGCGAAATACGGGGGGAACCGGCCGCGCACCGTCGACGAGCTCGACATTGACGCGCTCGCCGCGGCCCGCACGAAGTGGACCGGCGCGAACGGGTTTAACGCCGTCTTCGACCAGGCGAGTACCGTGTGGGAGGCGCTGACGCTCGCGGTGCAATGCGTCTCCGCGGCGCCGGTGCCCATTGGAAGCCGGATGTCGCTGATCCACGACGGCCCGCAACCCGTGCCGGCGCAAGTGTTCACCGACGCGAACGTCGCCGCCGGGTCGCTCACGGTGGGCGAGTCGTTCGATACCGACGGCACGCCGACCGGCATCCGGGCGACGTACCGCGACGCGCGGACGTTTTCCGAGGCCGCATTGCTGATGCCGCTCGACGCGCCCGATTACGTCACCCTGAACCTCTGGGGATGCACCTCGGCGACGGTCGCGCAGCAACTCGCGACGATCGCGGCGAATAAGCGGCGCCTGCAACGCTCGACCGTCTCCTTTACGACGGAGCTCGAGGGGCTATCCTGCCTGCCCGGGGACCGTATCGACCTGCAAGCCGGGCTCATGGGTTGGGCGCAGGCCGCGCGCGTCGTGCGCGTCTCCGGCCTCGTGCTGACGTTGGATCGCCCGTTGACGTGGACACCGGGGGTTACCCATGCGGCGGCGCTGCGCGACCCGGAAGGCGTTCCGACGCACCTCGTTGGCGTCACCCGCGGCGCAAGTGACCTCGAACTCGTGATTCCCTCGGCGCCACCCTTTGCAATCCAGGCCGCGAGCTCGAGCATGGAACCGACCCAGGTCGCATTTGGCGTCGCGGGCGCGCAGACAACCGCCTGGACCGTCACCAAGATGACGCCCGGCGGCGATGGTGCCATCGGCATCGAAGCCGTGAACTATGACCCCGCCGTGTGGACGGGCGGCGCGACGTACCAGCAACCCGACGCGGACGTCGCGCCGGGGCTCGTGGAGCTCGTGTAGTGCTCACGTACCCCGCCCCGCTGCCCTGCGTCTCGCGCGTCGAGGGGCATTCGAGCGTCATTGCAACCGCGGTGCGCCGCCTGCCGATGGAAGCCGGCAACGCTCGGCAACGCCGCACGCACCGCACGCTGCCGCGCTCGCTCGCGCTCGTGTTCGTGATGGATCAATCGATCTATGCGGCGTGGACGAGCTGGGTTAACGCGCACGCCTATTCGGATTTCATCCTGCTCGCGCTGCCGGGGCCGCTCGCCGGCGCGGCCGGCACCCCGACGACCCCGACACCGGTCCGGTTTATCTCCGACATCGCGGCCGAGCTCGTGCCGCTGCATCGCCGCTGGCTCTGGCGCGCCCGGGTCGCGGCCGAATGGCGGGTGCTGCCGTGACCCCGTACCCGGCCGGTTTCCCGTGCGCGGAGCGCGACTTTTCCACGGTCGGCGCGGCCGGCGTCGTGCGCTCGCCGCTCGAGGCCGGGGCGAGCCGGCAACGCCGCGCCTTCACGGGCCTGCCGCACCGCCTGGCGCTGTCGTTCGTGATGGATCAACCCACGTACAACGCTTGGCTCGCCTGGGTGAATGCGCATGCGTTCGATGACTGGATCACGCTGGCGCTGCCCGGCGTCGCCGCCTCGCGCGCGGGCACGACGACGGCGCCGGTGCCGGTGCGGTTTGTCTCCGACCTCGCCGCCGAGCTCTTGAACGTCCATCGCCTCTGGTTTTGGCGCGTGCGCGTCGAGGCCGAATGGATGCCGACCGCGGAGGACCTGGCGCCCGTGCCGTTCGGGGCCTGGATCGTCGCCGGCACGCCGGGGCACCCGTCGGCGCCCGATTGGATCATCGCCGGCAAGCCGGCAACGCCCTCGAACGCCAACCGCGTGCTCGCCGGAACGCCGGCCGCGCCCGCGGGGTGGCTCTAAGGAATCGATCATGGCCGACACCCTCGCCCGCATGCGTCAACTCGTCGGCACAACGGCCGAATGGAGCGCCAACAACCTCATCCTCGGAGACGGCGAGCTCGCCGCGGAGCGCCTGGCGGATGGCACCCTCGGATTGCGCCTGGGCAATGGGGCGTTGCCGTTTTCCCAGGCGCCCGCGTTCGGGTATCAAAGCCTGACGGTGATCACCGGCGATGGCGTCACCGACAAGTCGGCCGCGATCACCGCCGCGAACGCCGCCGGCAAGCCGGTGCTGTTCATCGGGGTTGCGCATGTGGCGTCGCCGACCACGATCACCGTGCCGATCGTCGACACGACGGCGCAGATATTCACGCAGGCATCGCAAATCACGATTGCGAACGGGTTGCCCGTGCGGCCGGATTGGTTCGGCGCCGCGCTCGCCAACGCGGTGCGCCTGGCCTGGTCCTGCCTGCCGCAACCGACCGGCGGCGTCGTCCTCCTGCGCTATGGGCAACGCTACAAGGATAACGGCCTGTCGTTCGGGGGCCTGTACATGGATCGCGACAACATTACGCTTCGCGGCGAAGGGATGCCGCGGCCGTCGGATGACCTGCGCACCTTGCAGGGGGGCTCGATCATCGAGGGGCTGTTACTGGTCTATGCCAATAACTTTGTCCTCGAAAACTTCGGCGTCGACTGCGGCGCGACCGCCAAGGGGGCGGCGAGCGCGACGGACGCGATTGTCTGCACCTATCCGAGCGCGGCGATGCAGGCGGCGGCGACGCTGAGGAAGCGCGGCCGGCTTACCAACGTCGTCGGCCTGGTCAAGTCGCCGACCGATCCCTTCCATGGCGTGATCGTCGCCGAGGGCATGTCGGACGTGACGACCACCGGCGACGTGATCGGCATCATGGGCATTCACGGCGTCGTGATCAAAGCCGCCAACGTGAATTGCGCACACCTGCAAGGATGGTGCAATAGCTCGGACGGCGTGATCATCAAGACGGACACGCAGGCGACCGCGGCGTCGCTCGGCGTCAAGGTCGACAAGATCACCGCCCTTGCGGGCGCGCCGTCGGGATATACCCCGTATGCGACCGTGACGCCGGGGGTGAATTTCGGGTTGTTCCTGCATGCGTTCGGGGGGGCGCTCGGCCCCATTCAAATCGGCACCGTGTACGCGGCCGGGCACGGCTACGGGGTGCGTATGCAAATGGACGTCGCGACGGCCGTCGACAACATCCAGATTGACCAGATCACGACGGAGAGCAACGCGACCGCCGGGGTTCACCTGTACGGGCCCGCGGCGAACGAAGTGTTCCGGCGCGTCCAGCTCGGCCGCGTCGTGACCCGCAATACGCCCATCGGCATGGTCTGCCAGTGGGTGACCCCCTCGAATGTCACGGTTGAAAAACTCCACGCGGTGAACTGTTCGAAGGCGGCGCTGGCCTGCACGAGTGAGTCCGTGCCCCTGCTCGACACGATCGCCGCGGAGAACTGCGGCGCGATCTACGAATTCACCTCGAACGGCAAAGCGCTCGTTGGCCAGTCCATCAAGATCGGAACCACGACGGCCGACTATGCCGCCACCGGCCTCGTGCCGGCGCTCGCGAACAGCTGGGCACAGATTGGCGGCGGCGACGTCGTGCGGTTTGCGCTCGCCGGGTACGGGGTCGAGCTCTATGGACTTGTGTCCGGCGGCACGACCAACGTGACCTTTGCGACGCTGCCGCCGTACCTGCGGCCGGCAACCGAAAAGCGCGGGCTCTTGCAGGGTCGCGGCGGCGCCGGTCAATCCGCGGTGCCCTATCAACTCTCGGCCGCGGGGGTGTTCACCATCAACGACGTGGCCGGCGGCGTCGCGAACGCGAACCAGTACCTATCCCTGCTCGGCGCCAAGTACCCGCTGACGAGTTGAGACGGGGGTCGCAGGTTTGGCGAAAACCGTGATTTTGTTCCTTCGCGGGATTGGCGCAAACCGCCATAATTCAGACATCGAATCAACGAACGGAACCGCAGAACATGACCGCCCCGACAACGCTTCCCCTGACGATCAATGACGAGACA